AAAAATAAAATCAGTATAACCTTCGCCGTTAGCATATGAGACGCGCACTGCGGATGAATTCTGACCTAACAAGGTATTTATACCGCTATCAATTCTATATAAGTATATAGTAGTAGTACAATCCTCTGCTACACTACCAGCTGGGTTTTCTATTAAGGCTCTTACAGCATACCCATTTAATGTTGCTGTATTTGTAGAATCTGCCAAAAAATATAGATACGCGTCGCTAGAGTTAGCAGAAGTGATATTGTCTCTGGCTTCAATATACATTCTAGCCTGAATAGTGTTTATAAAAACAGAATAGTTGTCTTCAATTGAAGCCCATAAACCACCATAGCACGTAGAATTTGTGCATGAATATTCAAGCTCTGAGTCTGTCGCTGCTGAAAAATTATTAGCATCGCCAAAAAATGTCCATACTGGGTTAGTCGTATAATCCCCATCTACAAATGTATCGCTAAATGATGAAGAATGCGAAGATATAGAAATACCAGACATAGTAGATATATTCACCAAACTTCCAGTTACAAAATCATTATCCTCAAAATTAAGCTTAGACCATGTAGAAGGCACGACGCTGCCAGGATAGATGGCGGTTGAGGTGGTGCCAGAGCTGGGGATAGAGGTCTGATGATACCCAGCCTCCCACTGCGCCTGGGTATCATAGGTCTTAGACCTGCTGTTACCAAAGCTATTTATAATCTCTAAAATCTCAGGCCGTATAGGGTCTGATACCCTATTTATGGTGGTACCACACAACATCTCCTGACCCCTATTAGAAAGCCAAGTCAAACAATTATTCTTTTCTTTTACCGACCTATTGTCTTTACACCCTATCTCATTACTAATATTTATCAACTTGAAATTGCGCCTGTCGTTACCATAAACGGCCCAGATGTCTGTCTCGCGGCCTATGTAATACGCGTCCTGGTATTGTCCCATCAAGCAGGTGATAACGTTGCCGTCATCAAGGCCAGAGATATCTATGCTAGCCGCTGTAGTAGATTGTCCAGGGATGTATACGGTCCAATCAGTACCATCTCCTTCTCCAGACATATAGATCCTTGTTTTGGATGAGGGAACATCCGCCGTAATAAGCCTGCTCCTAAAAGCACCGATCTTGGTACCCAATAAACCTGACGGGCTTATGCCAGAAAATGTAGATGTAGCAGTACCAGTCCAATAGAAAGGGCTGTCAACGCCGTTTGTACACCAAAACTTACCCTGGCTTTGAACACATTCCATCTCAGAAACTGAATTAAAATTGTTTAACCCTGGTATGGCCGTGCAAAGGCCCTCACCCTTAGTCTTATAAAAGGTCTGGCTAGAAAATATCACCATGAAACTCTGACCATCAGTAGCATCGAAAGTCCAAAGCCCTCTTATAGACTTAAGGCTAGAGCATGGAACGATATTATATTTCGAATAACCGCCGCGCCTGCTTACAGAAAAATCTTCATCAAATATTACGTTAGCAGCTTCTGTAAGGCACGAAGCATTTATCTTGGTTGAATCCCACCTGGTAACAAGTCCACAATCCTTAAATTCAGGAAAGTCAAACTCTTTCTCACCTTCGGTTAAACCTTGCCCGCGTATTAAAGTTGGAATTAGTAATAGGAGTAATGTTAATCGTTTCACTGCTTTCTCCCTACCATGCCAGGGTTATAATTAGGTCGTTCTATACAACGCTCTTTTATGAGCACGGCCATCGCCTCAAATTGCTTTAGGTATATCTCAGCAAGGGTGAGTCGTTTGTCTATAACAGACATTTTATACGCGGCATAATAGGAAAGAGCATAATGGTATGGATAAAACTCTACCGTACCGCCGAAGGGTATGTCGCCGTCAGACGCCATAGCAGTAGAATATGCTATATAATCTACCTTTATGGTGCCAAGGTCTGTAGACAACGCAGGAAAAGGGGCAAATCCGAGTTTAGTACGGGTCGAAAAATTAAGAAAATAATATGTAGGAACACCAGATGATGTCTCCCACTGTGAAGACCTGCTGTCAAGGGCAGCAGGTGTCATCTCGTATATCTCTATATTGTCGCGTAAAACCCTTTTGATCTCTAAAAAATCTGAAGGAAGGCTATAATATGTGGTACCAGCTGCAAGGTCGAAAGAAAATGACTTATAAACGCACAAGGACCTTACATCTAACATACGCTGGCCCTCGTTCAACCATCCAGTTATCTGAGCATCCGTAAATCTTTGTCGAGTACCGCTAGCGTCGTTAGTCAACAAACGGCTGTCAGCGCGCAGCTCTGTCAAAGACAAAGCACGCGCGCTGCTGGAGCATAGACACAATGCGAACGTTAAGATCAGCCATTTCATACAAAAACCTCTTATTCGAAGGAGCTATTGTCATTTGAGTCGTATTGGTACTCTCCATAAAGGTATACTGAGCCCGGTGTCGTAGCAAGCGTCCTGCCGTATAACGCGGCTTGGCTGTGATCTTCAAATACCTCAAAAACCTGACCAAGTTTAATACCCGGAGTCGCGGTAGTACACGCTGCAGCAGCGGTTGTAGTAGTTGATAAACATATATCAACTGTACTTGTAGAAGTAGTATGCACTATTGCGTACCGCCTATTAACATTTGCCGCGTATATAGAAGTCCACGCGGTAGAAGCGACGCTAACAACAAACGGCACCCGGGTATTACCATCATCAGTATAAACCCTTTTGGTGAAGACATCACCCCTTGGAGAGGCAAACAACAGCCCAGCCAAGCAAGCAGCAACCACAACAACTGTAAGAACGTTCGCCTTGTTTTTAAACATATAGCCTCTTAATCACAAGCTGCAGCGGGGTCAGCCACATCAGCAAACTGCAGGACCGCGGTGCCGGTACTTACGCACAGGGTAAGCGGGGAGCAATTATTACAAAAGTACATCTCCCCGACTTCTGCAGGGGTGAGCGCGAGTATCTGCGCCGATGACCTAGAATAAAGCGTCATAGGCCCGCTAGATACCTTAACAGACTGCCCAGTCAAAGCCTCAGAGAAGGTCCCAGAGGTACCAGAAAAAGCACCGCCTGAAGACACCGAGGCACCAATTATAGTGCCCGCATACACGGTCCCTATAGGAAGCGCAGAAGTTCCGAGGTTATAAGTCGAGGCAATGCCAGGTTTAAAATGACCATCAGAGTCCACCCTCCAATAAGAAACACTATCGCTAGAGTTATACCCTAGTGTGGCAAAGTCACCCTGCTCGGCTATCAACCGTCCAGCTATAGCCAGCACGAAAATGCCAAGAATTATAAGAAAATACTTCTTCATGATTTCTCTCCTTACCTCTTGCGCAACTGCCCGAGGTCGTTATAGAACGGATCGTCAGGCTCAAGCCGATATCCAATATTACGCCACTCTCGGATAAAATGCTCTACCTCTTTCCTCTTTAATGCTTTTTTAACAGCACCTTCAAAGTCAGGGTCGTTCCTGCTGACAATATTTAGCTCTGCGTGAGACTCTAGGTGGTCAACGAACTGGTCTTCTAACCATTTACGTCTCTTTTCTAACCTTGCCCGTTCTGATTGATCCACAACCTTTTTAGTTCCCTCATCGAGCTGTTTTTCCAGCATCCTGATCTTATGCCTGATTGCATTTTGGTCTTGCAACGCGTCTTGCGCGTTAGCAGGAGAATAATCTGTTTCACCAAGCGTATCAGGGTCAACCTGCTTTTTTAAGCCGTCCAGGTCCTGTTTTAAAGCCTCCACTTCGTGCGGAGCTAGTGGTATCTGGTTGGTTATCTTGATTTGTTTCTTCATTGCTTGAGCCTCCGATCAGTTATTTTGGTTATACGTTATTACCGTACACCCATCTCCAATCAGGAGAAGAGATCTCGAACGACGTGTAGCCAGCCATCTTCAGGGTAAGGGTATCAAACTCACCAGTCCTGAAAAACGACGTAGGTTCCCACTCTCTCCATATGAGCTTCTGTTTCATCATGGCTGAATTAACCATGAACCAGTTAGATGAAGAGGTCAGGAAGTTATCCCATATAATAGCCTTATACCGTCCCTTAAGGAAGTTAGCGTTGTTAACACTGGTGTCTACCTTACCGGCGGTCTTAAGGATCTCGTACACTTTTTCCTCAAGGTCCATGGGAGCTACGATCATATCAGGTATGTTAACCATGATATTATCCCGGTTAGTCTTTATCTTCTTCATCAGAAGATGCGTGGCGAATACGTTCGGGGCAGACAAGGCAAGAGAGCCGCTGTTAGCCTGGTTAGAACCACCCACAGCAGAGGTATGAGCAGAGTTACACAAGCTCAGATCATCCGCGGTGGTAAAGGTGCCAAAAGCATTATTAAACGCGTAAGCACCTCTGGTCTCACGCAGCGCCCTAAAAGCATCCGCAAGAGACCTAGTTTTATCCTGGATCACGCCGTATAAGTCGTTTCTGAGAAGCCTTCTGGTAATTTTTATGCCATAGGCATACTCTCTTTCCGACACGGCCTTTTTATAGCCTTCCTGTATGTCGTCGTACGGTATTTCGCCGTTAAACTCAGAGACCTGACCGGTATCTCCAGTTTCGAGGTCGTACTCAGTACCCTGTTCGGCATCTTTATACCTATAAAGATATCCGAGCATAGACGGATAGTCGCGATACTGGTCCATGAAAATGATCGACAGATCTTTCTGCACGATCGAGGGCCATTTCCCCACGTTGATAGCCATATTTATACCTTCTAAATTTTCGGTGCTCTTGCAAAAATCATCTGTGAAGTATCAAGTTGAACTACTTTAGCCTTCTCTTACGACAAGGGATGCAGCGCAGAATTGGTTATCTGCAGCGTACCTCTTAAAGCAAACTGAGAGAGGTTGTGAAGCCCTGACAAATTCCTGTGGGTATACGGGTCGAGAACTTCCTCTAAACCGTTCCTGAGGATGTGCCTTTCGAGCTGTATAGCTCTGCCAGTCCCAACAGCAGCCGTAGTGTCAAGCTTGGTAGCTACGGTAGCAGCAGTTATCTTCCACACAAACAGGGTATGGAATAACGGCAGTACCTTTACCACATAACCAGCATTGGTAAGCGTGGTAAAATCCACGGTGGTAGTGCAAGAACCAGAAGCAGACGTATCAACAAACCTAAGCTCTCCTTCTCCTTCTCCAGCGGAACAATACAGAAAAGATGTATCTATATTGTCTTCTAAATTCGTAACGGTAACAGTAGCAGCGTTAGAACTGGTAACCGCAACACCCGTAAGATCATAATCTATTTTAACCAGGGTATGCGCGTCACACAACTCTACCTGTTTAGCAGGGTAGTTAATTTCTGACGCTCCTATAGGAGCAAACCAACACGCTGAACCGGCGACAAGCGCGTCCCCGTTAACAGAATAATCATGCAATTCTGACAAGACGCCTATAGCTGCAGTGTTAGCTCCAACAGCCACGCATTTTAAAACGCCAAGATCAGTCCCGGCGGTAGCACCAGACATCAACAGATTTCCTTCGTATATGTCAGCGCCTGCGCCATACACGGGAAGCCTTATCAGCCTGGTTTTACAAGAGTTTATTACCCTCATCGTGCACCTCTAAAAATTTAAAGTAACAGAACACACCTAATCTATGTAGTATTCTTGCTGTTAAAAACCTGGCTTCTGCACTGGTCGTACAGAAGGTAAATCTTTTATATTCTGCTTGCTGCTATTTTTACTATAACAGAACGGGCAACCGCCCCCCTTGCGAAAAGCTTGATCACCATAATACTCTGTCCCACCACCAGCAACCTCAGCAGAAAAACGCGTTATAGAACCGCCAGCGCCATCGCCAGACTCTCCAGCCCCGCCTGAATGGTCGTTTTTCTGTATATCTACCAGAAAACCACACTGCTGACATCTTACCTTGCGCTTAAAACTACCCGCGCCCTGACCAGCGCCAGATCGTATATTGTTTTTAACAACGTTACCATCACCATGGGTAGGCGTAGGAAAAACATCCTCAAATATACCGGGATCTTGGTCGCTTCGTTTTTCCTCTCTTAACTTGTCAGGATCACCCATATTATTTATTCCTATTTTTCATGTCTGATTCAGCGTCATCCCATTCATTTTTTGAATGGATCTTTACGCCTTCGCCATCATAATTTTTCTTAAAATCCTCAGCCTTTTCCTTGCTGGGCCTTATACGCTCAACCAGCCTCTTGGAACCTTCAGGAAGACCTTCAACATCTATGCTTTCATCTTCCTCATCATTAGTTTCATTGTTACTCCCACCAGTAAACCTAGCTGAGCCTTTGGTATCATTTCCTCTCATATACCTGTCTCCGATTTTTCCGCGTATAAACGTTTCGGCTTTAACAAGCAGCCCCTTAAGTTTTTCAGGGTCTGACCTCATCTCAGCAGGGTAATCTGAGAGAAAATCATTTATGTCACTCTCATACCGCGACAGCGCCGGCTTTTCTGAATAAAACTT